TAAATATAGTTAATAGGGGTTATGCATATATCAATAATAAAAGGGCTTTAATAGATTAGATATTATATAAATATTAGTACATATTTTTAAAGAAGTGCCGCAGCTGATGGTATTTTGTTTTTAATGCATTGCCGCCTAGTTTTAACGCCTTTGTAGTCTCTTATGTCCTCACCTGGTGCATAACAAGTGCGGCCGCAGTGCATAGCTTGTGTATATAGGTAAATCAACTAGTTAAGGCCACATGGGTGCGTATGGGCCACCACCCTGCCGTACGTACATATATACCTATCTTACATAAATTTAGGTAATATCGATGTTAAGCAGTTCATGTACACGTATTTGTAATAATTTTAGGGAATATGTTGTTAACTAAGTTGACACCTAATACGAATCAGGTTAAAATACGTATCTATGAATACAGACAAAGCACAATACTTGAAGAATTGGCACAAGAAAAGAATGGCTGCTGATCCTATTGAATACAAATTAGATATAATGGTAAGAGGTGCTAAGAATAGAGCACGTGTTAAGAAACTAAGGTTTAACTTAGATGTACCTTATGTAAGAACTATTGCTAAAACGTATTGTCCTTACTTTCCAGAGATAGCATTAATGTATAAGACTGATAAAAGAAAAGGTTGGAATCTAAGTTCACCTTCCCTAGATAGGATAATACCTGGATCTGGTTATGTTAAAGGTAATGTAGAGATTATATCTATGAAAGCTAACTTAATTAAATCAAGTGCAGCATCAAGAGATCTATATAGAGTGGCTGATAGGTTATATGAGTTTGAGAGGGATAGTGAAGTGCTGTCCATCTTACCTAGTGAATCACTAGATGAATATAAACAGAGGGTAGGGTATTATAACCCCACCAACTTAGTTGGATACAGTTATACTCGGTTTCTCAGGTTTGTCAACAACAAAATTTTAAGAGGTATAAAATGACTGAAAAGTATCCAGTAAACCTGATAGGTAAAAGATATAGGAATAAACTTGACAAAACTCAAAAAAAAGATATGTATGTTAACTTACTAGAGAAGTTTTATAGACACCTAATAAAAGGGGGGAGAGGAACTGGAATACACCTACCTCACTCCAGAGTATTTTATATTAGGGCTGCAATGCAAGAGGACAAAGATTTTATAGCTAAGTTAGGAAGGATACCTACCTTACAAGAAGTTGAAGAAGCTTTAGATAAAGAAAGCGGAAGTTTATGGAGTACTAACGAAGTACCTGAATGGTTTGCTCAGAAGTATGATTTTATTAAAAATAAATAGAAACCATAGTCCCTCTACTCATTGGCCTTATTCTTGCGAGGTTCGTGTCAATAGTAATTTGTTTGAGATCCAGTGATTCTACCAGGAAGACGACTGAATCAAATAAAATAAACTTCTGGGTACGAGGGTGTGGAGATAATCTGCACCCTCACACAGGATAAAGGATGAAAGAAGTATTTAAGATAGGTGCGTGCATCGTAGGTGTACTAAGTTTGTACATTGGTGTAGCATCGTTATTACAGAATCAGGGGGGAGTGTTCTTATATATCTTACCTATAAACATAGCGTTTGTTTGGTGGTACTCTAGAATACAACTATTACATGCCAAGAAAGAAATCTAATCCCATACGAAAGACTACGAAAGGCAAAGGGGCTAACTATAGACCTACTAAGTCTGGAGCAGGTATGACTAAGAAAGGGGTAAAGGCTTATCGTAAAGCTAATCCTGGTTCTAAGTTAAAGACTGCAGTTACTGGTAAAGTAAAGAAAGGTAGCAAAGCAGCGAAGAGAAGAAAGTCTTATTGTGCTAGATCAGCAGGACAACTAAAAAGGAGTTCAGCTAAAACTAGAAATGATCCTAACTCTCGTATTAGACAAGCTAGAAGAAGGTGGAAATGTTAAATGGCTGCTAAAAAAAAGAAAACAACTAAGAAGAAAGGTGCTAAACCTACTAACCCTGCGTTATATGCTAGGGTAAAGGCAGCAGCTAAAAAGAAATTTAAAGTGTACCCATCAGCTTATGCTAACGGATGGTTAGTTAGAGAATATAAAAAGCGTGGCGGTGGATATAGGTAATGGCTAAACCAACAGGAGGACTAACAGCCTGGTTTGGTAAAGGACCTAAAGGAGATTGGGTTGATATAGGTGCACCCAAGAAGAAAGGTAAGTTTCAAGCTTGTGGAAGAAAGTCTGCAAGTAAAAGTAAGAGATCTTATCCTAAGTGTGTACCAAGGTCTAAAGCTAAAAGTATGACTAAGGCACAAAAGAAAAGTGCTGTTACTAGAAAGAGATCTAAGTCTCAAGGTGTAGGTGGTAAACCTACTAACGTAAAGACTATAGTAAAGAAGAAGAAAACTACTAGAAGGAAGAAAAAGAAATGAAAACAGTACCTAAAAAAAGTAAAGGTCTTAGTAAATTACCTACGGCTGTTAGAAACAAAATGGGTTACATGAAAAAAGGTGGAACAGCTATGAAGAAAGCTAAAGGTTACAAAAAAGGTGGAGTCGCTACTAAAAAAGCTAAGGGATATAGCAAAGGCGGAGTCGCTAAAAAAGCAAAAGGAATGAAAAGGGGTGGGGTAAAGACTAGGAAAAAATAGTCTATGCCACATCTTATATCGAATGTACCCTACTTTAAAACGTGGGTAAGAAAAGAGTTTACAGCCAATCATCAAGATTATCATGGTGAATTTTTACACGGATTAGTAATAGCAGTAAACTGTATGCCAGATAGATCACTATCTTTTCAGATTGTGTTTACTGGCTGCGAAGCTGAAGATGATGAGCCTAATGTACACGGTGGTGCTATGTGGGCTCGGATGCCAATACAAGGTCTAGTTGCTGACATACCACTAGACAAATGGCCTGACAGAATGGAAAACCATTTATGTCAACCATGGGATTGTATGTCTAGAGAACACGAAGTAGTAGTTTTAGATAGAACATCTTCTTCACCCTGGTATGCTAAGATAGATGGAGAGTTCTATTTAGCTAAGTATATCTTTACAGTAGACTATACTAAAGACGATATAGCCGATAGCCCAGACCAACATAAACAAAGTCATGTATTATATTTGACTGAAGGTGAATGGAAAGGAAACATAGTAGCACTACCTAATAACAGAGTAAGAGTTACTAATCCTGCATTATGGGTTACAGGAGAAGGAGCTCCTGATTTTGCTCCGAGTCAATGGACTCACAGTAGTGAGGAGCATGAAAGTTATACAGATCCACATATAACTTTTAATAATTTGTATAAGGACTAACATGCCTAGAAATTATAAAAGGGAATATAAGAGTTACCATAGTAAAGATGAGCAGAAAAAAAGAAGAGCATCTAGAAACAAGGTAAGAAGAGCTGCCCTACGTAAAGGGAAAGTAACTAAAGGTGATAAAAAAGATATAGATCACAAAGATGGTAATCCTAAGAATAACAAGAAAAGTAATCTTAGAGTAGTATCAAGAAGTAAGAATAGATCCTTTCCTCGTAATAAAAAAGCAGGAAAGAAAATTGTAAGGAGAAAAAAATGAAAAATTTAATAATTGTATGTGTATTAAGTTTAAGTTTGATAGGTTGTGCTGCGTCACAAATATCTTTAACAGCGTCTGCACCAAAAGGTAAAGACTTAGATATTACTATTAAAACTAAAGAAACATCTGAGTAAGGAGAAATACTATGCCAATGGTTGGAGATACAAAGTTTTCTTATACTGATGAAGGTAAAAGAAAAGCTAAACTACAAGCTACCAAGACAGGCCAAACTATGCACGTAGGTTACCGAAAAGGTGGAGGAGCTTTAAAAGTAGATTCACCTACTGGTAAAAAATGTTTGTTTGGTATAAAGAAATAAATGGCTATACCTACTTTTAAATCTGTAGGGGTAGCCTTATCTACTACAAATAGAACTACTATATATACTACTCCGAGTTTATCTCGTGCTGTAGTTACTTCTATTATGGCAGGTAATGTTGATGGATCAAGTGCAGCTACATTAAAACTTGAATGGTATGATGCATCAGCTACAACACATTATGCACTTACTGGAGCATACAGTATAGCAGCAAACGGATATTTAATTATATCTGATTCTCCTATTTACTTTGATGCAGGTGATCTTTTATCTGCAACAGCAGGAGCAGCAGACGATATAACAGTTACTGCTTTTGTAGAAGAGTATTCAACAGGATTCTAAATGGCAAAAGAACTAACAGAGAAACAAACAAAATTTATTGATGCTTTATTTGGTGAAGCACTAGGTAATCACAGACTAGCAATGGAGATAGCAGGATATAGTCCTAACACTACATGGAGAGATGTTACAGCTAATATTAACGAAGAAATATTACAGGCATCAAAAGAATACTTAGCTATGCATGCACCTAAAGCAGCAGTTGCAATTACAGGTATTATTGATGATCCTACTGAGTTAGGTAATAGAGATAAGCTAACAGCAGCTAAAGATATATTGGATAGAGCAGGCGTTGTAAAGCAAGAGAAGATAGAAGTAAACACTCCTTCTGGTTTGTTTATACTACCTTCTAAACATAGTGAAGAAGAAGAAGAAGATGGAAATTAAGTATAAAAGAAAACTAGGTTCTACTGTACCCTTTGGTTGGGAACTTGTAGAAAATTCAAAAGACTTATTAAGAAGCATACCAGAACAACATGAGCTATTAGAAAAAGCTAAATATCATGCTAAAACATCTAGTCTACGTGAAGTAGCTAAATGGTTATCAGCAAATAGTGGAAGGTCTATATCACATGTTGCTCTTTTTAAAATGTTAAAGAAGGATGAAAGTGAGCGAAATAAAAAAGCAGCAAACATCAGATGGGAGCGAGTTAAAGCCAAGACAAGGTCAGAGACGCAAGAAGATCTCATCAGGGAAGCACAAAATTATTCGATCCAAAAGGAAGCCACCACCTAGGGCTAATATAGTCGAGACTGATACTGTAGAAGATGATTTACATAATATCGAAGAAGAAAGAGATATTGTATTTCAACCATACAGTGGACCACAAACAGACTTCTTAGCATCTAATGAAAAAGAAGTTTTATATGGTGGTGCAGCAGGTGGCGGTAAATCCTACGCTCTATTAGCAGATGTGTTGCGTTATTGCAACCATCCTAATCATAGTGCTCTTCTACTTAGAAGAACAAATGATGAGCTAAGAGAGTTGGTACAAAAGAGTCAGGAACTATATCCAAGAGTATTTCCTGGAGCTAAGTGGAGTGAAAGAAAGTCTTTATGGACATTTCCCTCTGGTGCTAGAATATGGATGACATATCTTGAACAAGACAAAGACGTTCTAAGATATCAAGGACAAGCGTTTACTTGGATAGGTGTAGATGAGCTTACTCAGTATGGTACACCATATGCTTGGAATTACTTACGTTCTCGTTTACGTACTGTAGATAAAGATTTACCTACGTACATGAGAGGCACTACAAACCCAGGCGGTCCAGGTCATATGTGGGTTAAGAAGATGTTTATTGATCCTGCACCTTATAACTCATCGTTTTGGGCAACAGATATAGAAAATGGAGAAGTACTAACTTATCCTAAAACACACGAAAAAGCAGACAAGCCTTTATTTAAAAGAAGGTTTATACCTGCTAAACTAACAGATAATCCTTACCTTTCTGAGGCAGGAGAATACGAAGCTAACTTGTTATCTTTACCAGAAGTACAAAGACAACAACTATTAGAAGGATCATGGGACATTGCAGAAGGTGCAGCGTTCACTGAGTTTAACAGAGATGTACATGTAGTAGCACCTTATAATGTTCCTACTTCATGGAAAAGATTTAGAACATGTGACTATGGTTATTCAAGTTGGTCAGCGTGTTTATGGGTAGCAGTAAGACCAGATAATAAATTAATTGTATATAGAGAACTTTATGTACAAAAGAAAACAGCAGATGAACTAGCAGAATTAATACTAGGTATAGAAAGAGAACAAGATGATAAGATATGGTATGGTGTACTTGACTCATCGTGTTGGCATAATAGAGGACAAACAGGTCCTTCGATTGCAGAAACAATGATATTACGAGGATGTCGATGGAGACAGTCCGATAGAAGTAAAGGAAGTAGGATAGCAGGAAAGAACGAGCTACATAGACTATTAAGAGTAGATGAAGAAACAGGCGAAGCAGGGGTTGAATTTTTTTCAAATTGTGTTAAACTTATATCAGAATTACCACAGATACCTTTAGATAAAAATAACCCTGAAGATGTAAACACTAAAATAGATTACG